ACCCGTAGCGATGGGATTAATCGAGGATGAGCGAAGTTATCGTAAGAAGAAAGATTTCGTTGATGTTACCACCATGGATAAAATTAAGTTAACTTGGAAATGTTATATTCCAGCAGGTATCGTTGGTTTGACATCTATAGGATGTATCATAGGTGCGAATACTATTAACACAAAACGTAACACAGCACTTGCGGCACTTTATACCATAAGTGAGACAGCTTTCAGGGATTATAAAACACAAGTGGTTAAACAGCTTGGTAAAGCTAAAGATACGGCAATAAAAGATGGGGTGGCTAAGGAGTATATCGAGAAAACCCCGATCGATGAGAGTAAAATTGTTATAACAGGTGGTGGTGATATTCCCTGCCTTGACAAGTTGTCAGGACGCCCGTTCACATCTAGCCACGAGACAATTCGTCAAAAGATCAATGATCTAAATTACGAGTTAATGAGTGAAATGTGGCTGGACCTTAACGAGTATTACTATGCAATAGGTCTCGACCCAATACCGTTAGGAGAGAATGTAGGATTTAACTTAGATAAAGGTCAAATAGAACCTTTCTATAGTACACAACTTGATAAAAACGGAAAAGTATATTTGATTGTAGATATGGACGTATATCCGAAATATGGTCCAGGTGGGTTTTACAGGTGATAGGTTGCTAGAATAACTTAGCCTATAATAGAATAAAAAGGAGGAAAAGTTATGAGAACAAAACGAAAAGGTAGAAAAGCACAAATCAAGGAGGAGCGAGATGCAACGTTCTTAAAGATGTGCAGGAATAATATTACCAAAGAAGAATGGGATACATTAAATAAGCAGTATCAGACTTATAATGAAATGTTGAAACCAACATGGAGGATAAGTCCGGATGCGCTATTCAGTGGTTTGATTAGTCTAGGTAGTATAATATTGGTACTAAATTATGAGAAATTGGATATTGTGAGGTCTAAAGCATTTAGCTTAATACCGAAAGGGAGAGTTTAACAACTCTTCTCCTTTTATATCCCGGGAGGATAAAATGAAGACGAAAATAACAGATAGAATCATTAATATATTGATACAAAGAGGTTTGAATGGTGATGTCAAAAACCTTAAAACAACTATAGAGATTCCAAGAGAACCATCTGAATGTCAAACAATTATGTCGGGAGATGGTAAGGTGATCGACTTAATTAAACCCGACGTAAATCTAGATCCGATTAAGATAACAATCACTGTAGAAGCTCTACAAATAAAAGTAGAAAAGGAATGATATCATGAATGCGCAACAAGATAAATCATCGTACATATGGATGGAGACACTATTAAGAATTATATTTTGGATACTACTTGTATTTAACACTGTGATATTAGTCAAAGGTCTAAATCCCGAACCACAAACCGTCACAGTTATATACCCCGATCCAATTATTATTCGAATTGAATACGTTCCAAAAGAGCCTGAAAAAGAATTCACACTTGAGGAGATGCCGGAGATAGAACCTAGATATAGTTTCACAGATGATGAAGTATATTTAATGGCGGTATTGTTGTCAGGTTCTAAGTACGTTGATGGCGATGGTGAATACGATATTGATTTTTATAATCAGGATAATTACGAACAGATAGCTTTAGTCCTAAATGTCGTAATGAATAGGGTTAATTCTGATAAATTTCCAGATACAGTCGAAGAGGTTATATGGGCCCCTGGGCAATTCTCGCCAATGAAAAAGTGGGTAAACGGTTTACCAGAAGTTAGTGATATTTCACTTAAAATAGTAAAAGAGTGGTGTCATTCTTATGACATGTATGAACCTGAAAGTCAAACCATACCTGAGAATCATTTATATTTTTCAGGTAATGGCGTGATTAATATTAGTAGATAAAAGGAGAAAGAAGATGCAAGTATTATTATTTATCGCCCACCACTGGCATGATATTTTAGTGGTAATTTTGTTAATTGCGAGTATCATAACGGGAATCTCGAAATGGACGGCCAAGTACGGTCCGATATTTGAGAAGATGTCATTAGGTGAAAAGATGGCCTATATAACCAGATTATTGACCAATCTCGTACCAATAGCACTCGTTCTAGTCACAGAGGCGGAGATACAGTTTGGTAGTGGAACAGGAACTTTAAAAAGAAGTTATGTGATTGATGAATTATACAAAAGGATCCCCGATGAATATAAGAAGTACATCACTGAGGATAATTTAGATGCAATCATCAATAAGGCATTAGAAGAGGCGGAAAGGTTGTGGGCTAATAACCCAAGGGTTAATATGATGGTCACAGACCATACTCAAAGATAACATGGTCTATAATGAAGTTATATTTTAAAAAGGAGGAGTAACATGAATAACTTTGAATTGATAAGAAATGTGTTGGGATTTGTAGTATCGCTTGGTGTCGGGGAAATTGTAAGTGATGCACTAAAGGCTATTAAACCTAATCAGGTGCCGAGTACTTTAAAGAAAGTATCGACAAAGATAGGTGGATTTGCTATAGGGTATTACTTCAGTGGAAAGATTGGCGATTATATCGATGACCAAATCGTTGAATTTGCAGAGGAAAGAAAGAAACTCAAAGAAATAACTGTAGAAAAAGGAGATGAGGCTGTTTAAGGCCTCTTTTCTTTAATTTTTAAGAAATCCTAGAAAATCGACGTCATAGAATGCGTTTTAAAGAAAGATATTTAGGACTTAATATTAAATATCGAGAAAGGGGTGAAAATGCGTTAAAATGGATTCTATGGTCTCTACGTCGATTTCACCTATTTTTGAAGGTTTTTAGGCCATATTTTGACCTTATTTCATAAAAAACATACCCTATAATGAAATAATAACTTATTGGGAGGTATTTATGAAAATAGTAGTGGATGGTAATTATTGGGTAGTGAGTATTGAGTATGATGATGAAAAAACGACGGACAGTAATAAGATAACTATTGACATAAAGAACGAGGTAAGTTTAACAAAAGATGAATAAGAGCTTAGGCTCTTATCTTTATATTTAAAAATACATATTTCAAAGGAGAAGAAGATGAAAAAGAAAGAAGTATTACCAGAAATTAAGAGGTATGCCAAAGTTATACTGGCAGCGCCTGAATGGGTCAAAAGAGTTGAAATACATACTTTTGACACTAGGGAGGAAGCTGAAGCTAAATCCGAAAGGTTGAAATCATGGCCGTATAAAGTAATCGTTAGAGCTAGGAACAAAAAGGGTCAATTTGCGAAAGGATTCGCTTTAATCTGTTGCAAATAAAACACACCCTATAATGAAGGAGTATGTTAAATGCATGGAGTAATGGTAACTCGCCGAGTACCACTCGTGGACATCGACTTAGGAAGATATAAGCGAGTGGCGAATCGGAGACGTGGTTTGAAGCCACTAGCCATACTCTTTCATTTATATTTTTTATGCAATAATAACGGACCTATAATGAAATAAACATTATGAAGGATGAAAATGGCAATTTGTGAAATACTTTTAGCAATTGGTATGGTGATGTGGATTGTAATGATGCTTATGGTAGCGTTATGGTCTTGGACACAATACAAAGTTGTGAAGAAAAGAACTGAGATGGCCAATGAAATGATACATAATGAAATAGACAAGTATAGATAGAGCTTAGGCTCTAATCTTTTATCGCAAAATAAACAAGTCCTTTAATGAAAGGAAGTGGTGTGACACGAATGTAGAACCTTAAATGGTTCCGCCGCTGTAGGAGTTCGTTGCTCCCTACAGCCCTTTTATATTTTTGTTAATAACTAATATATTTAAGAAAAGGAGGTTGGAAATGGATAGAAATTTTGTTGAGTCGATGGTAAAACATCCAATCGCATCTATATTTATAATTGGAGCTATTGGTATGGAGATTACAAGAATTATATGTGCTCTTAAAGGTGTACAAATCCCGCCAAAATTTGGTGAGTAATTATATTTAAAGAAAGGAGAGACACTATGCAATTGACACCAATGCTAGGTGAGAACCTTGCTAATTATCCGGACACTGTCCTGGAAGGCAAACTCTGGCGCATGTCAGAAAAGATTGATGGGGTACGACGACTGTTTCATAAGGCGCCAGACGGTTCTATAACGGCATGGAGTCGTACAAATATTGAAGATAAATGGCTTATACACATATTTGAGTATCTTGAGGCTCCTTGGATGCCCTCGGATAGGGTTTACGACTGCGAGTTGGTTGACAGAGATTTATATTTTAAGCAGGTGCCTTCATTTGTTCTGAGACAGACTAGTAATGCGAAAGCAAGTCAACAGTATCCAGATAACAAACAAGACCTCATGGCTATCTGTTTTGATATATTTAAACCCGGAGGGGATCTTAGACTGGCAAGAGAACGGGATGCGGAGTTATATTCAATTTTTAATGGTGGTAGTAACAAAGACCCTATGATAAGGGTTCCGATATTTGGAAATATACAGGGAGCAGATATAGAAACCTTAAAGAAAACAATGGATGAGGTTGTTAAAAGAAAAGGCGAAGGTTTGATGTTATTGGATATGGATTCCATTTATACTCCAGGGCGTAGTAAATCTCTATTAAAAGTTAAAAAAGTTAAAGAGTTCGTAGGTCGGGTTATTGACGTTGAAATGGCTAGACCTGGGACAAAGATCGAAGGCATGGTTGCTGCATTGATTTGTGAAGTACCTGGGTGCACAGTTCCAGTGAGGGTTGGAAGTGGGCTTAATAATGCCGAGCGTACAGATATGGCGATTAATTCGCCAATAGGCAAGGATATTGAGATTGAGGCTTTTTCATATTCGAAGAATAGAAATGGTGGAGTATCACTGAATTTACCGATATTTAAAAGGTTCGTAGGAGGAAACTAAATGGGTCAAAAAGAATCAAAACTTACCAGGAATAGACTGGATAACTTAGCACCTAATAACTCTGACAAGGCTACAAGGAATGGAGAAAAGGATGAAAGTAGACAGAAGTTAAAGCCAATTGTAAAAGGTAAGGTTATTAGAAAAAAGAAAGGTGCTTTTGATAAATTTAAAGAGGCCTTCTTAGGCGAGAATGAAAACCTGGGCGATTATATTTTATATGATGTATTGGTGCCGGCCTTCCGTGACACAATGAGTGACATGGGTTTTGGTGTAATTGAAAAGTTATTCGGTAATGGTAGATCTAGATATGGTGGATATTACAGTAATCATATTATTAGAGATAGAGGAAGGTCTTATATCTCTTATAATAGTTTGTAAAGTAATAGACGCTATGATCGGGATGAACGTCGAGAGGTGGATAGATGGTCAAGGGCTCGACATGAATTTGATAGAATTATATTTACAAATAAAGGTGAGGCGGAGGATGTTTTGGCCCATCTCGTGGATATGACTATCGAATACGGCGAGGCGACTGTGAGATCATTTTATGAATTGTCAAACATAGAATCAGATTACACTGATGATAATTATGGCTGGACAAATCTAAGAGATGCATATGTGGATAGAACAAGGGATGGATATATTATTGTTTTCCCGCCAACAAGACCGTTATAGGAGGATTTTATGTCGATAGCGAGAGATTCGGCGTTAGTGCGTAAAGAAAAGTTAATAGAACAAGTAAAAATGCTCGGTCAAGAAGTTATTGACCGGGCGGAAGATATCGTAGGAGAAAATAATTTTAGATATTCCCTCGATGTAAGACTTATATTTTCATACGAAGAACCACCTAAGATAGAATGTACGAGTACTTATATGAGTAAGAAATGTATTGAGTCGTTGACTTCTGAAATAATAGGAAATAAGGAGTGATATTATGAGTTATTATCATACTTGCCCTGACTGTAAAGCGAATCTTGACCCAGGAGAACGATGTGATTGTAAGAAAGTAAAACAAGCTAGTTGTGATCGTTTAATAATTGGTTTCGACGATGCTCAAAATGACGATTGTGCATGTATGACGGTTGTTCGTATGGACAGGAATGGGAACTATGAAGTTCTCAATTCTTTTTATGACGATGAAGCAAGGGAAATATATTCAAAGCTGGTAACACGCACGAAATAATGCAGACATATCATCCCCTATAATGAAATGATATTTTAGGAGGTAGATTTATGAACAATCGACAAATTCAAACTAGTCGAGAAATAAGATTATGGATTACCGGGATAGTTG